TCTGCATTTGTTTCTCTAACCCCATTATCCTCAATAGCAACTCCTACAGGACTAATATAGAAGATATAATCGTATTCTTCGATTAGAAACTTAGCAGTATTTTCAAATGTTTCCTTTTCATATATATTCATAGATTCAGAACATTGACTAAATGCTATAACATCAATAACAGTTCTGTCTGTAATAATGTTTTCGCACAATAGTTCAGCTGAACGTTCAGCTAAAAATACAAGTTGTCCTTTGAATGTTGAATCTGTGTTTAATGGAATACCTAAACTATTTAGATATTTTGAACGTTCAGTTCTAGATTCATAATCTTTGAATAATTTATGCTGTTTTAGAGCATTGACTAATGTAGTTTTCCCACACGACATTGTTCCGCAAAAACCTATTTTCATATAACAATATTTTTATTAATTAAATATAACAAAGAAAGCTTGGTTTCCCAAGCTTTACTTTAAGTAATTTTTAATTTTTTAATTAGGGTCCTTGAGGTGTTCTAAATTGCTTTATTAATTCAATTAATTTTTTATAAGCTTTGTATCCTATTCCAAAACCTTGAAAGTCATCTATAGAAGGTTTATTTTTATTACCTGTAATATGTACTTCCATAAAATTATGGGGTAAAACACTCGAAATATCATTAACTGTGTACTGTAATGTCTTATCTAATCCATTATCTTTACAAATTTTTTTCATTTTCTCTACCATTCCCATTACTTTCATCCATAAATCTGCATAGATAGACTCTATTGAAGCTTCTCTATTATTGAGTCGTCGCCGTATAGTTTCAATAGGTTCTTCTAAATCAAACCATACTTCTTTTAATTGATCTAAAGCTTGATCAGTATTTTCACCTTCAGCAATAATACCAGCAAGTTTCTGCATTCTACGAAATTCTTCGGATAATATTTGTTTCATAATTTAAATGTTTGTTTGATTATACATATCAAAAAAAAAATAAAAAACGATATTTTTAATATCTACTTGTTCCTGTAACGCTAGGTTTTTTATACCATGGAAGTCCTTCTCTATCTTTGCGTGCTTCTTTCCATTGTTCTTCTGTTTTAGGAATGCCATAAAGATAGTATTCGCGTTTACGCATGTTACCTTCGGGTATTAAAGCAGGGCCGTCCCAATTGTGGAGCTTGCCATCCCATATGTATGCTATTGTTCCGTCGGTTTTAGTGAGTTTTTTGGTGAGTTCCCATTTTTCCATAGTGTTATTTTAAAAGTTTTTTACACAATATACGCCCTGAGCGGCACTTACAGCTATTCCTCTAGAAGATAAGCTATCCCCTACAAAATGTATATTAGGATATTTTATTAAAGATAAATCGTCATAATTTGTTAAAACTTCCTCGGATAAAAATTTTACTTCTGGAATGTATAGTGAGTAATCATCTTCAAAATTAAATACTTTATTTAAGTCATCAATATAATTGATGATATAATCGGCGTATTCACCATATACTTGTTTAAATAGATCTAAATTACCTACACTAACTACATTCATTTCTTTACCTTCAGCAGTTAATGATGGTTTGCGAGTAAAATTAGGGGAATAATGAATACCTTTTCCATCAATTTGGCATTTTGATACTATATCTTTTTGGAACTTGAATGGGCTGTCTATTCCTTTTATTTCCATTATAATACCAAAATTAGTCATATTATTTACCATATCTTGCTGCTTGTAACTATGACCATTATATGATCTCATATCGTATGTAACTTCTTCGGCTACATAAGCCGCAAAATTATTACTGCAAAATGAACGCGAGGACACTTTATCGTTATGGCGCTTATATAATTTAAAATCATATGCTATATCTACAATTGATTGCATGTATTTTTGTGGAAGTTCCATACGAACCCCCAACTGTACACTTTTACTTTCTTTGTTTAAATTATATTTATCAATTAGCTTTTGAGTCAAATCAATACCAGATTTACCTGTGCCATAAATAAGTTTATCAAAATTTATGATTTCTAGCTTATTGTTAAGGGTTATATATTGGATTTCAAAATCAATATCTATTACTTCGGTTTCCCACATAAAATTAACACCTTTTTCAACTAACCAATCGTACCATCTTTTACCCATATCATGCAAATAGTTAGTTCCAATGTGGTATGCTGGGGCCATTCTTAGATTAAAATATGGTTTAATAAATTCGGGTTCTTGAGTTGGTTCAGAGAACATTATTTTTAAAGGATCAGGATGAAATTCTACAATATAAGACCATGCTTCGTCTAGGACCTGGTCTGCCTCTTTTTCTCCCATGTACTTAGCTAGTTGACCCCCTACTGCATTGTGAAGATAACTCCACTTACCATCTGAGAAAAGCCCAGCTCCGAAGCCTCCTCGCATTACTTCATCTTTAAGTCTATTATATGGATCTTTTCCAGCATCTATTACAGTTATTAAATTACCAGAGTAATTTTTTTTTATTAATTTGGTTGCAGCATTCATTCCAGCTACACCTGCTCCTACAATTACTATTTTTTTCATATTTCAAATTGTTAACTATTAAATATACATAAAAAAAGTGGCGTCTCCAAGTTTATTGGGGTGACGCCACAGCTGTCAGTTTTTTTGTTAAGCGACCGGCTATGAATCGGTCTGTACTTTGTGTATCTTTAATTTAAGTGTTCATGTTCCTTTATAAATATATTAATTTTTATATTTCCATATAAATCCTTTACTTGATTTGGATCTTCCATTTAAAGCGTTACATATATGTCCTTTTTGAACATTATAAAAAAAAGCAGCCTCTTGAGTTGAATCCCATTCTTTAATAAAATTTCCTTGTAAATCATATTGGGTAATAGGAATAGATTTTATTTCTTTTAATTTATTTTTATGTTGAGAAGTTACTATTAAATTAATAGACTTACCTTTTTTTGAATTTGATATTTTTTCTCCAATTTTTTTATCTCTTTTTTTTCCTTGTAATGCTTGTTTTATTTTTAAACAAGTTTCTTTTGAATGGGCTTTTCCTATCATAGCTTTAGATTTCTTACTTCTAGCTTCCTCAGATAAGAATTCAGGACCCATTCCTCCCTTTTTTCTTACATTTACTATCTCAAATCCCCAAGCCTTAAACTGCTCTATCCAATATGTTTCTAATGGTTCCCAATCTTTTCTATTCAATGAGTTTATTTCATCTATAAAAGTATATTTAATTTGGGTACCATACGTTTTTTTATGATTAGATTCTCTTGAATTTATAGTCTTACCAATATAAACTTTATTAGGATCACCATAACAATTTTCAACAAGATATATTTTAGTTATATTCTTCAATTTTTAACCTTAAATTTGTTTCACCTATAAATATTCTATGCCATTCTTTAGCTTGAATAAATATAACATCTCCTTTATTTAATTCCAAAGGAAGTTCGTTTTCTTTTTGGAATTTCCATCCTTGTCCTTCTAACACAGTTACTGTACGAGATTTTAGATCCCGATGCCATTTTAATTCAATAGAATCTATATTTTCGTCAAATTCACGAATAATATAGCTGTCTGTGATTTCTATATCTTTATATGGCTTTGTCATCTGTAATAGGACCTCCAACAACCCAAGCATCGCAAGTTCGAGCTGCGGCGCATTTAAATTTTAAAAATCTACAATATCCTAATTTACCAGCTTTAATTACATCGAACGGATCTTCTGTACCTTCATCGTCGCCTATTCCTTTAGCAATGCAGTCTAATGTTTTGGTTGTAATATCAAAAGCAGCACAATTACCACAGCGGGAAGTTTTGGCTTCTTCTATGGAATCGAGTTTCCACATATCAACTTTGGCTTGCCAAAATTCTTTATTTGGTTTATTTGGATTTAATGGCCCATACCCGTATTCGTTTATGGCTTTTTGTCTGTTTTGCAGATTTAACTCTATATTTTGGGTTGGAGCAGGGCATTGGTTTAGCTCGGCTTCGCTTAATATGTTAAGTAGTTTGATCATTTTTTATTTCTAATCAAAAGTTCACCTAATACCTCTAAACGTCCAACCTCTCTTTGAAATTCTATTTGGGACATATCTAAGGATATTTTCTTATATGTTTCGTTAAATTCTTTTTTAGCTTGTTCCATATCAAGCTTACCTTCGTTTGCTTTTTTATAATATGGGGCTTTAACTTTAAAGTGATGCCAAGTTAGGAGTGCTAAACCGCCTTTCTTTTCAGCGTTTTCTGCTATTTTAGCAGCTCCTTTGCCTCTGATGTTTGCAAATTCTTCAAAGGTTTCTTTGAGTTTTTTTGCTTCGTTTAATATGTCGCTTAGTTTTATCATGTTATTATAAATATATTTTTCCTTTTACACCAGGCGCCATTGCTTTAATTTCTTCTTCAGTATATTTTTTAGATAGTGGGGTATTTTTTAACCATAAATTACCCTCAACTTCAAGACCATTTGGGAGTGATTGGATTGGGGTATTATTTAAATCTAAACTACCTTTAACTTTAAGATCATTTGGAAGTTCTTTGATATTTGTTCCTCTTAAATCTAAATAATTTCCAACTTCAAGACCATCGGGAAGTGATTGAATTGGTGTGCTGGATAAAATTAAATTACCTCCAACTTTAAGACCATTTGGGAGAGATTTAATTGGGGTATTAGATATATGTAAATCATCTTCAACCTTAAGATTATTTGGGAGTGATTGGATTGGTGTATTAATTAACCATAAACTACCTTTAACTTCAAGACCATTTGGTAGTGATTGGATTGGTGTATTTTTTAAACCTAAATAATCCCCAACTTTAAGATTATTTGGGAGTGATTGGATTGGTGTATTCGTTAACCATAAACTACGTCCAACTTTAAGATCATTTGGAAGTGATTGGATTGGAGTATCAGCTAAAGATAAACTACCTTCAACTTTAAGACCATCAGGAAGTGATTGAATTGGTATATTATTTAAATTTAAATTACCTTTAACGTCTAAATCCTCCTTTGTTAAAGAATTGGGATCATATATAAATTTAACTTTAAAGGGTAATTTGTATTGAGGCTTTTTATCCTCAATAAATTTAAATAGATTATATATAGTGGTCATTTTTAAATTATTGGAGTATCATCTTTATCCATAAATTGTCCTCCTTCGTATGAAAATTGATATTTCTCGTCACTTCCAGGTTTGATAAATATAAAAAGAGGACCTGATGATATATATCTATCAAAATGGGATTTGGTTTTACCAGTAGCAGTACACCATTCTGTGCCTGAGCCCAATTCGCATGAAACACCATATAAATCTTTACGACCTTTTGGTAATTCATATACATCAAATCCATCTACTGAGCCCATATAAAATTCTTTATATTTATCTGAGCGAGCAACTCCTTTTTGTTGGGAAGGATCTTTGGTTTCCTTATTAGCTATCTCAACTGATGTTTTGATAAATTGAGATATATCGTTGGTGGTTTTATATTGATTTATATCCGAATAAGGGTATGATTTTTTATTTCTATCAAATATTGAAAAATATTCTTTATATTTAGAAATATCTTCACTTTTAATAGTTTCATCTGCTACTTTTTTAACTAACCATGTAGCATATGCTGATTTATTGCCTGTAGCATCTATTATTTCTGTAAAATCCTCAGATGATATCTTTCCGGTATCTACAAAGTCGGTTTTTAACTGCTCTATTGAAACTTCTGTGATTATTTCTTTTAAAAGAGTAGTTAATAGATAGCTATTTGAGATTAAAATTTGTGAATTTTTTTTCATGTTGAGTAGTTTTATCATTTTATAAATATATGTCTCCTTTTACACCAGGCACCATTGCTTTAATTTCTTCTTCAGTATATTTTTCGGATAGTGGTGTATTACTTAAATTTAAATTATCTCCAACTTTAAGATCATTTGGAAGTGATTGGATTTGTGAATTATTTAAGTATAAATTACTTTCAACTTCAAGACCATTTGGTAGTGATTGGATTGGTGTGCTGGATAAAATTAAATTACCTCTAACTTTAAGACCATTTGGGAGTGATTGGATTTGGGTTTTATCTAAATATAAACTACCTCTAACTTCAAGACCATTAGGCAGTGATTGGATTGGTGTGCCACTTAAATTTAAATAACCTTTAACATTTAAATCTTCCTTTGTTAAAGTTTCAGGAGCGTGTATTAATTTAGCTTTAAAAGGTATTTTATATTGAGGCTTTTTATCCTCAATAAATTTAAATAGATTATATATAGTTTCAGATCCCATTAAATATCGAGTAGTTTTATCATTTTGTTTTACCCCATTTTTTACCTTTACCCGGATCTTTACATTTAGATGGTGTTGGACGACATGAAGGATATTTTGAACGTATTTCGCCTTTTTGTCTCCCACATGGTTTGTATCCTGTTATTTTTCCGTCTTTGCGGATTGGTGAATTACAATCAACCCAACCTCCTGTTTTACCCGGTGCTCCTTTGCGTTTGAACCAGGTGCGGAGTGTTTCTTTTTGTTTTTCGGTTAAAATTTCACTTGTTAAATCAACAATCCATATCAATGGATCAATTCCTTTATCTACTAATCCTGCTAGTCTAGTGTTACCGGCAACTAAATCGTAATTGTTCTCATCAAATTTTACAGCAATTGGAAGTTCAATGGTGCCTGTTTCAAATGCTTGTTGGAAACGTTTTTTTTTGTTTGCCTCTAAAGTATTAAAATTTAAATCAACATTACGTAATATGTCTTCAATCTGTGAGTATTCTATAGTATGCCCCTTTTTGGCTAAATTAATCCATCCTTCTTTACCCATTTGTTTAAATTCTGGATAGCGGATAGCTTCATTCCATTCGAATTCAAAATCGGGTTTTTTGTATTGTATTTTAGATTTTCTTTCGTTTAAGTACTCTCTTGGTACATCTACATACAATACAACAGCGTATGGGGAATTTGCTGCTAGTAAAGCATAGTGTCTGTGGTTACCATCTATTATTTTATTTGTTATTCTATTAACCAATATTGGATATAAATCTCCTTCCCTATGATCTTCAATATTTTTTTCACCATTTAATATTTTTCGAAATTCTTCTGCTTCAGATTCTGATGATGGATTTTTATAATCTTCTCCATGTTGAGAAGGTTTTATAGATTTTAATGGTACTCGTTTTATTTCTGGGTTTGTACGAATTTTTGTATCTTCGAGTGTTTCATCCATTACATATGATAGAAATTCTAATTCTCCTTCAATACCCTTTTCTAATAGTCCGGGGATTTTTTTGTATGCTAAATCTTGTATATTTAGTTGTTCTTCTCCTTCTTTAATACCTTTCCATATTTTACCCTTACGG